CTTTATCAGATGATATAATTTTAACTGGTTCATCTTTACCAAACTCTTGAGTTTCAAAAACAAGAGTACCAATAATATCATCAGCTTCACAACCATCAAGTTGAATAACTTTATAAGGTAAGTTAGTACTAATTTCATCTCTTACTAAATTAAGAATACGAAACACTTCATTCCAATCTAAGCCAGAATCATCTCTATTCTTTTTACGATTTGCTTTATATTCTGGAAAATATTCTCTACGCCATGTATTAGGTCCGTCACAACATATAACCATTTCGCCATAGTCATCTCGATACTTTTTATTGTACATACGAATACTATTAAGTATCATATGTCTTATCATATTTTCATCGTTTAGTTTTTGTATTATAATATTTGATAATGCTATTTGATTATAATCAATCAAAATCATCTTCACACTCCAATAGTAGTTTATTTAATTTATCATTTGCATTGTCAAGTTCTTCTTGAAATGGATGTTCTAATCCTTTGTAACGATAGAATGTTGCTGCTAACATATTAATAACCGCAGACATATCTTTCATTTCTGGTTTATTAATATCTAATGCATCAAAGTCTTCATATCCACTTACGAATTGATTTCCGACAACAGCATCATTCATGAGTTGAAAACAGTAATGAGCTAGTTCAACGCATTCTTCTTTAATGTCTTGCTCGGTTTCGTATCTTTCAATTTCATTATCAATCTTTTCATTAATAACTTGTTTAACTCTTTCCATTACTGGAAACTGTATGACGTTGTCTGGTAATTTATTCATAGGTATATTATATCATATTTTTATTGAAAAGTAAACTATTTTTTTAAGTTTTTTACAGAGGGTGCACCTATTTTGCATGCAATGATACCGTTATAATACTCATCAGTTAAAAGAACATCCCTGTCAAATTGCTCCTTTGCTTCCATATAAGCGCATTCGCCACGTGACTTGCAAAAATGTAATATCTCTCTTTTAAAATGTGTATTTCCTTGGTGAGTGATTTCTTCATTTAATAATCTATTTGAACCAAAATAATCTTTCCAATCTGATTCAATTAATAATCGCTTTTTTCGCTTTCGTGTTTTAGTAATTCCTAATGTTTTCTTTGACCAAAAGAATTTTTTACCAATATATTTTTGATTAGTTTTTTCGTTTGTTATAAGATATACAAACCCATAATAATCTTTAGAACTAAAGTTTTCTGGTGGATGCCATTCCTTTCCATTATATAACCACATGTATTATATATACTAGTCATCAAAGTCAAGTTCTTCTACATCATCTTCAAGTGGTTCACCACATATTGGACAATATTTAGGGTCAGCTTCTTCACACGATACTCGTGATTTATTATAACACATAGGACAATCTATATGTTTAATACTCATACACCTAATGTCGCCTTAAATTGATCAAACGTAATATTTTCGTCATTCATTGTGATTTGTAAACTATCAATTGAATTATCAATTGTATATGTACATTTAATATTATCTTCTGTTTTTTTATTAAAATCATCTAATAATTCTTTAGCATAATTAGAATCATTACAACTATCTTTACCTATTATTTTTAATTCTATCATTATAATACTCCTGCTTCTTCGAGTGTAACATCAACTACACCTTCTTCAATTAATCTTTTTCTATTTATCATATGTTGTGCTTGAATTTCTTCTTTTGATCCACCATAATAATCAACAGCATGACCTGACTCTATTAGTACTTTAGTAACTGGTCTCCATGCATCTGTTACTGCATCATATACATCAAAGTCTCCAAGTATACGACCAAACTTTCCTTTCATATCTTCGCCATCTTTATTTACTTGAGTTTTTAAAACTGTTTCTTTACCTAGTAACGATTTAAGTTTTTCTTTAGCTGCAAGACCAAACTTTTTTTCAACCTTATCACGAGTACGAGATTCTGGAGTATCAATACCCATTATACGAACACGTTCATCTTTCATCCATATACCAAAACCAAGATCTATATCAACATCAACAGTATCTCCATCAATTACTTTTACTACTTTTGCTTTATACTCGTACATTATATCTCCTATAAACTTAGTGCCGCTAATGTATCTTGCGATACATCTTTCTTTACACCACCTGTTACATATGAAGTGATTTCTGTTTCTTGTGGTGCGACTTGTACATTACCACCCCCAATCCATTTCTCAGTCCACGGTAATGGGTTTGTTTTTGATGTGTGATATGGTGATTGAATACCCAAAGCTCTCATTCTTTTTGTACCAATAAATTCAACATAGTCACATAATAGTTTTTCGTTAAGTCCAATCATTGATCCATCTTTAAACAAATAATTAGCCCATTGTTTTTCTTGTTCAATCACATCAACAAATAATTTTTGTATTTCTTCTTTATTATTTTCTTGTATACGCACATAATCAGAATCTTCTTTAAGTAAACTTTTAATCATTATAGTTGTACTTGCTAAATGTACATTCTCGTCTCGTGCAATAAATTTAATAATTTTTGCGTTACCTTCCATTTTTTTCAATTCAGCAAATGCCCATGAACATGCAAACGATACATAAAACCTTATACCTTCTAACGCATTTGCACACATAAGAGCCATAAGAATTGATTCCTTTGAGGGTTTATCAATTAATTTATCATACCATGTATTAATACTATCAGAGCAATTTACTATTTCTTTATTATTCATAATCTCATCAAACACTAATGAAGGATCAGGATATATGTTACGAATAATATGTGTATAAGAACGACTATGAATTGTTTCAAAGAATGCCCATGTAGTAATCCAATTCTCTACTTCAGGTAATGAACATACAGGTAAGAATGCTTCTAATGGTTCCCTACCTTGAATAGAATCTAGCAATATTTGCCTTTTTAAATTACTTGTAAAAATGTGTTGCTCATGTTTATCTAAAGAATCAAAATCCTTTTTATCTTTTGATACATCAACCTCTTCTGGTCTCCAAAAAAAGCCAAGTTGTTTATCGGTAATCTTATCTATATTAGGGTACTTAACAGTATCATATCGTGCGATATCAACAGGTTCATCTAAGAACATCATTTTATTTAAATGAGATTTTTTCATATTTTACAACTCTCGCAATCTTCTTCTTCGTATTTTGACATTACATTTGCAGCATCGTCAACAGCCGAAGGTAATTCTTCTTTCATTTCCCCTGCGCCATCATAAGTATTAAAATAATATAGTTGCTTTAATCCATACTTATATGCCGTTACTAAATCTGTTATCATCACTGACATTGGAACCTTTGAGTCTTCAAAAAACTCTGGGTTATATGATGTATTAACACTTATTCCTTGATCGACATACTTTTGTAATATTGCACATATTTTTAAATAACCATCAGGGGATTCTTGTTCCCATAATAGATCATATTTATTTTTAAGATGATGATAGCCTGGAACTACCTGAGCCATTACACCATCTTTAGATTGTTTATATGAGACTAAAGCTCTTGGTGGTTCTATACCATTTGTACTATTACTTATTTGAGCAGACGTTTCGGCTGGCATTAATGCCATCAAAGTTGAGTTACGTATACCTGTAGATTTTAATTGATTACGTAAACTCTTCCATGGCATTCTTGATTTAGGATCAACTAAATTATTTACAGCCTCCTTATATGTATCAATTGGAAGAACTCCACTGCCATATTTTGTCTCATTATTTTTGTTTATTTTACCTTTTTCTTTTGCTAAATCAGCTGATGCTTTAATAAGATAATATGACCATGCTTCTGCATATAAATCAACTGTCTTAAATGCATTTTGATCATATGTTAAACCACGCTTAGCTAAAAAGTATGCAAGATTAATAATACCAATACCAAGTGGTCTTCGATTCATTGTTGATTGCATTGCTGCCTCAATTGGATAATCTTGATAATCTAATAATTCATCAAGTGCTCTTACTGATAAAGTACAATACTTTTCAAACTCTGATGGATCATTTATAAGACCCCAGTTAATTGCAGATAATGTACATAAACTTATTTCACCATTTGGATCATCATATGATTTCAAAGGTTTAGTTGGTAAATCAATTTCACAACATAAGTTACTCATGCGAATAGGAGCAAGTTTAGAATCAAAAGAACCATGATCATTTGCGTGATCAACATTCATGATATAAACTCGACCTGTATCTTTACGTTCTGCTAATAATGTTTGGAATACATCGAGAGCTGGTAATACCTTTTTACGAATCGATGTTTTTCTTTCGTATGTTTCGTATATTTCTTTAAACTTATCTTGATCTACAAAGAAAGATTCATATAATCCTGGCACATCATTTGGATCAAAGAATGTTATATTACCACCACTCAATAATCTTTCATACATAAGTTTATTTAATTGAAAGGTATAGTCCATATGACGTACACGAGTTTCTTCAGTGCCTTTATTATTTTTAAGTACAACTAAATCTTCAAACTCATAATGCCACAACGGAAGATAAACCGTTGCTGCTCCACCACGTACACCACCTTGTGAACATGACTTAACTGCTGATTGAAAATATTTTAAGAATGGTATAAGTCCAGTATGGACAATAGAACCATCACCAACAGTAGCACCTGCAGCTCTAATCGAACCAGCACCGATACCGATACCAGCTTTCTTTGAAATATATTTTACAATACTTGTAGAAGTAGCGTTAATAGAATCGAGACTATCGCCGGATTCAATAAGAACACAACTAGAGAATTGGCGCGTAGGTGTACGGACACCAGCCATGATGGGAGTAGGGAGTGAGATATAAAATTGAGATATTGCATCGTAATAGTCCTTAACATATTTTATTCTTGTTGAGTCATCATACTTACTAAAGAGTGTCATAGCCACCAGCATATACAACATTTGTGGTGATTCATATAATTCTTTTGTATGACGGTTTTGTACTAAGTATTTGCCACGAAATTGTTCCATACCTGTATAAGTAAAATCATTATCGCGACTATGTTTAATGTAAGAGTTAAGTTCTCCAAACTCTTCAAAGCTATATTGGTTTAATATATCAGCATCATAAACACCACGATTCACATTGGCAACTGTAAGTTCATATAAAGACCATGGCTCATATTTACCATAGACTTCTTTACGAATTTTATAATTAATTAATCTTGCTGCTACGTATTGATAGTTTGGAGTTTGTTCTGTAATGTGCTCTGCTGCACTTTTAATAAGAAGCTCATGTATATCATAAGCTGGGATTTTATTATATAATTGTATATTCGCTTTAAGTTCGATTTCAGATACTGATACACCTGTGATTCCTTCAGTTGCCCATTCAAGAACTCGATGTACCTTTTCTAAATCGAAAACTTGGCTACTGCCATTTCTCTTCGTGACATTAAAAGACATATTTGATCCTGTTATAAATTAGAGATATATTATATCATAATATAGCGTAAATGTAAACTATTATTTTACTTTCTTTTCAAGTTCTTCTATTCGTGCAAGGATCAAAGGATATTGTTTACGAAACTTAGCATCTTTCTTTGCAAGTTCGATATCGTATTTGTCTGCAATGTATTGCAATGTATTATCGACATATTGTTGGAACCAGATTCCAACTTTAGTTTTTTCAAACCACTTATAAAAAGAACTACCAATAAGTGATCCTAAAATAGATTTAAGAGTAAGAACTACTAACCATGGCATTTTTCAATCTCCTCCTTATTTTGATCCACTAAATATATATAACCGTCCATGCCATGATCTGTCAATCCGTCAAAGAATTTTAATTGTGACCATGCAGATACAAAACCTTTTACAAGGTCCCACATGTCTTGCCAAAAAGTATATCCTAATGCAAGGTTACCTTTACTATTAAAATACATTTCTTTGCCATCATGTTTAAAACCAAAAATAGAAGGTGGAACTTTAGGAACTAAATCATTATTATTAACAAAACGATAATGAGGTACTACACAAGTATTCACAAATGTTTTACCGCCAACTCTTGGAGATCCAAATGTAAATAAAGCTTTAGTTTCAGTATAACGTGATGCAGCAATTGTAGCCATTGCTCCACCAAGAGAATGACCACAAAAATATACACTACGAGGTTGTTTTAATGTTTCGTTATGATTTAACTCTCTTATGACTTCTTCCCATAGCTCATCAACTTCATCTTTGAAACCACCATGAACTTGGCCAGCTGTTTGAGATTTTTCTTTAAAGAAATCAAGGTCAGCTTTTATATCGTTTAATTGAGTTGGTTGTGTACCTCGAAATGCAATCCACAATTGGCTATCTGCTTTTACAATTAAACATTCTGCATTATTAATTGCAATAAGTTTAGATGAAGTTCTTTGAGTAAGTTCTTTTTTAACTAATAAACTTCTAGTATTATCATCGTCAATATATGACCATGAGGCAAGGCGCGCAGCAAGTGCAGCTTTATCACTAAGGGTTTTTGGTTGGCTCATTTTCGTTATCCTCTACTGTTGTTACCGTTTTGTAGTATACGACTACTTCTTTTAGTTCCTTGACATATCGTTTAATCTCTTGAAGATTAAATGCCATAAGTTCATAGTCGCCTGGTGACATAGCAAAGAATACTAATTGACCGCCAGATTCCTTCTTAATTCTTTCTAAGAATTCATCTAAGTTTTTTTCAGATACCACATACCATTGTGGATCTTTCATATCAATCGGTCGCGGTAATACCGGTTGAGTAATTTTAATTTTTATTGGTACTGTTTTTATCTCTACCTCTCGAGGAGGTTTAGTCATTAATGCACAGCTACTGAGTAGGCTCAGGCTCACAGTTAAAACAGCTATCATCTTCAAGCGAGTCAAATACATTCTTCGTTGCTCCATTCACTCTTTTTTCAATCAATCCTGGCTTTGCCGCGGCAAGTTTAGCCAGATTATGTCTCTTGAATATATCAAGATACCTACTCATCTCAGCTTCAATCTCATGATTCTTTTGTGATAAATCATTTAAAGCTTCGGTCTGTAATTCATAAGACTGTTGCATAGTATTAATTGCTTCATCTTGAGTTTCTATTTTTAACTCATATGCCTTATTTAAATCACGTAGTTCAATCAATTGGTTTTGTGTAGTACTATAATAAAAATAACCAACAACACCAAACGATAATAATATTCCAATCAATACTTTACTTAACATTCTTTTTTGCTTCTCTTCTTGCTAACATACGCTCAACAAACTTTTTAGCTTCTCGAGTACGTCCATCATATTTATTTTCATTTTTCTTTTTCTTTTTTAATGGTTGTGGATTATCAGCTACTGCAGCTGTAGTAGTAGTTTCATTAGCAGCTTTTAACCACTTTTCGAAAGTATTCATCTTTTTATATCTCCGTTTGATATATAAATTTCTTGTTTTGTTGGCATATGTATTACTTTATAAATATTTCTACCAAATATAGTAGAATGAGCACTTGTTTTTTCATTTACTTTTACTTTAGTATTTTTTAATGCAATTATATCACCTGTAACAGGAGATAAAATATCTTCAGTTAAAGTGTATATACCAATATTTAAACCTGTATCTGTTTCAAACCACTTATTTTCATTTACTACACTATCATCAAATTTTTCACCAGTTATCTCTTCTAATATAGATTTTAATTTATATTCAGGTATGCCAGTATGTTCTTTAATTAAAAATAAAGCTGTAGCATAAGAAGCAAGTTTTGTTTTACCAAATGGCAACTTACTTAATAAACGTTTTATGTTAAAAACTAATCTATGAAAAACTGTAAAGCTAGCTTTTTCTTCTGATGTTTTTGGTTTTTTTAAAACTTTACCATTATCATCTATAATACCAAGTTCATATGCTGGCATTTGATTCCATGATCTTGTAAGTATTTTAAGAAACCTAAAAGCATAAAATAAATCAGCTGCTTGTGATACTACGCTTTCATTTACTTGTCTCATTATAATTTCCTTAATACCTTTATTATATTTAAATCTAATGGAACTTCTACTTTTTCTTTTTGATAATCCAAATAATTTAAAAACACTAAAAATGGTTTAAGATAAGAATAATGTTCTTTATCTATCTTAAACCACATCATACGATTAGCTGCTTCAATACCAAATACATTGTATATAACTATAAGATGATTTAATATTAAACGCTCTTGTAGATCATTATGAACTTCATAACGTCTAAACAATCTTTTAAGATACTTAAATCTTGCTAAATCCTCTTTAAATTCTTCAATATCAGTACACTCTGGATTATCATAGTGTTGCATTGCAAAGAATTCAAAATTTTTATTTGTTAGCTCATCAAATACTTTCATCATATATTATATATACTAAGCTTTAGTCAGTCTCATTTTCTCCAGCATCATAGTTTTTATCTACTAAATCAAAAAATTCTTTTTTCTTATCTCCTTCTAATTCAGCCGGAGATTTAACACCAAACTTTTTGAGAGCTGCATCAAAAACTTTTTTATATGCTTTTTGCTTAGCAGACATTTCTTCTTCTTTAACATCATCTTCAGCTAAACCATAACCTTTAGCCATGAATTTTTTAAGGTCTTTTTTATTGATTACTTCAACCTTACCATTCTTAACGACCATAACTTCTTTCTTAGGATCTTTAAGTTGACGAGCTTCTTCGATTGCTAAAGCTTCTTCATGAGCAGCTTCGATGTCTTCAGCCATATCAGCGCCAGGGCCTACTGTCTTTTTAACTGGATGCATGGCTTTAACTTTTTTATGTTGTTTACCATCAATATCAGTATAAGTTTCACCCATAAGTGCATCATGATTATCAATAGCATACTTATCAGCTTCTTCTTTTGATTTAAATTCTTTAACTTTTTTACCGTCTTTATTATAAACACAGTACATTCCAGTTTCTTTATTTAATTCAACGTGTTTTGTTGGATCCATTTCTTTTAATGGTTTTTTACCTTCGAGGACATCTTGTACTGAACGCGCAAGGTCCTTTGTTTCCTGATCATAGAGTTTCATTTTTTTCTCCTATTGCATTAAGTACATTCCAGTCAAGCCACCAACAATACCAGTAAGCACGATCCAGAATAGTTTGTTTATAACATTAATAACGATTTCATTTGTTCCTACTCTCTTTTCGATTTCGTCCAAACGTTCAACTATTTTCAATATTTGCGAAGCTTGTTGTTCTCCATACTGCGCTAACATTGTTATTTTTTCTTCAGCTCTTGCTAAAGATACGATAGCCTCTGATAATGTATCTAGTTTACTTTCAATACGATCAAGGCGATCGTTTTGTTCTTTGTGATCTTTTGTGGTACTCATTTTATTTCCTTCTGTTGTTTTATCCAATCCTTTGCAGTTTTATTTTGCACTGGACGTCTTATAAATTTCTGTACTTGTTTATATGCTTTTACCATCACATCTTCGTTTGCGTTATTATTATCAACAATAAGCATATTCTTAGCACCAAAATAGTTTTGGAATTTACCTATATTGTTTTGTACTCTATTCCATGAATCAGTTACTAAAGGCTCTGGAAGAGATCTTGGTCTCTGTGCATTTCTTTCTAATGCAACCTCTAGTGATGTATTCACAAATATCATATAAGCATCATATCCTAAACTTTTCAACATATCGGAACTAGTCTTTATATTATTAAAATCTTTACCAGTACCATCAATGACTAATCCTAAACGGCCTTTCATGTATATCGATTGTCGTTTACCAGTCATCTGTTTTGCACGACTTCTGACTACATCTCTTTTATCTTTTTCAGAATCAGGCATTTTAAAATCTAAATCACTTTTTTTCATACCTAGCTCAAATAACTCATCTGAGTTAACAAGCTTAAGTCCACTTGACTTTGGTATCGCACTCTTTGCTACATATGACTTACCACTTCCAGGTCCACCTGCCATGTAGATAGCTTTAAAGATTCCGGGATCATTTACACCTTCATCTATAAAATCTTTAAACTTATCCACCAAACTCATGACCTGCAACTCTTTTCATTTGTTTAACAAATTCTTTAAAATCAGGTTTAGTTTTATATAATTTAATTGTAACCTCAGGTCTTTCTTTACCTTTGATTCTCCAATTAAATCCTTTTTCTTTATGTTCGGGCTTAGTGGTTTTTACAACTCGGCGTTTAAATCCAGCTTCATAGCCTTCGCCTTTATGTTTACCTTCACCTTCTGATAAAAAATCTTTAAAGTTAATCATCTTAGTTATCGAACCTTACACCGTCGTCTGTGATTACATAATCGGCTTTTCTATCCATGTGAGCAACAGCAAATTGATCAACTTCAAATGCACCTAATACTTTATTAGACCATCTAACCAAGATGCCTTGTTTACCATTTACTTTAAAGCCTTTTGTTTCTACACCTTTTACTACAGTACCATATAGATCTTTATTTTTACTATGTTTTATTTTAACCTTAGCACCTTTCTCAATAGCAAAAGCTTCTTGTAAACCTAATTGTTCTTTTAAAGATTCAACAACACCACTACCAGTCATACCAAGTTTTTTACCATATATTGCACGACCTTGAGCGAGATCAATTAAGTCTTGAGCAGCACTTTTTGAATAACCCATTTTACTTTGTATATGATTAGCAGCTGCATTACCTTTACTTTTGATAATATCTTGAATCATTTTAACATGTTTTTTCTTGAGTGCAAACTTACTACCTACTTGTGGAAATGCACCCATGGCTTCTTCAATAACATCGTCTTCAACTTCAGTTGAATCAATTAAGTATTTTTTCTTGTTTATAAGATCAAATGTTTTCTTCATATTTGATGAGACTTTTGCAATTGCTTTAGATGCAGCAGCTTCTACCTTTTCAGCATCTTTAATTGTTTTATCTATTTCTTTTATTACACCTTCAAGAGACTTAACCAAAACAGGATCTGAAACTTTTGATCTATTTCCTTCTGCTTTTTTCTTAGCAATTTTTAACTGTTCTATAGAAGTATATAAATCACTACTAGGTATATCACCTGATTTAAATTGACCACCCATAACTACATTTTCATTTACTGATTCAACTTGAGTACTAGAAACTATACCACTTAATTGATTAACCATAGTCGTTAAAACTGGCATTGGTAAAGCAACTAATTGATTATAAGCATCTTTTGATAAACCTTTTACTTTACCTAATTGTTTTTTAACATCAGACATATTAGCTTCAGTTACTGATTCAACTTGAGTGTCTAAATAATCAGACATACCATCTAATTTATCAACTGCGATTGCAACTTTATTTGTCCACCAAGTTGGTAAGTCACCTTCATTTGGTAGTTTAGATAATTCTTGATTCATTTTTTGAATAGCCATCATTGCAACTTTAACTTTCTGTTTCATTGAAGCTACGTCTGTATGGCCGCTTTCATTAATTGATTCTTTCATTTTAAGAATTTGATCAACCATTTGAGTTGCTTTCTTTTTATCAACCTTCATGCCTTTCATTACAAATTCAATGCCTTGATCTTTAGTTTTAGATGGACCCATTAGTTTTTGAGCTTTCTTTAAAGCTGGAGAAAGACCTTCATTTATTTCTATAGTAAGAAGTGAAGTATAACTTTCATTCATATTTTCTTTTAACGCAGCTTTTACTTGTTGTACTTTTGTTTCCATATCTCGAATTTCAGGTTCGAGATCTTTACGTTTTCTAAAGTTACTTTTTTTAATTAAGTCTGCTAATTGAGTTTCAAATGAAGTAAGCTTACGTTTTAAATCACGTTCAGAGAATTTTTTATATGGATTTTTAAGTGCTTCATCAACTGATTCTTTTGTAACTTTACCAGTCTTTAAAAATTTAAAGTCAACACCTAATTGTTTAGCAGCTTTTTGTATAGCTTCCCTAGC